GTAATCAAGGTATTATTGGTAATCAAGGAGATACTGGTGCTCAAGGTGTTAGAGGTGCTCAAGGTGTGATTGGTGTTCAAGGAGATACTGGTGCTCAAGGTGTGATTGGAGCTCAAGGAGATACAGGTGTTCAAGGTGTGATTGGATCTCAAGGTGTTAGAGGTGCTCAAGGAGATATTGGTTCTATTGGTAATCAAGGAGATACAGGTAATCAAGGAGATATTGGTAATCAAGGAGATACTGGAGCTCAAGGTGTGATTGGAGCTCAAGGAGATACAGGTGTTCAAGGAGATACTGGAGCTCAAGGTGTTAGAGGTGCTCAAGGAGATATTGGTGCTCAAGGAGATACTGGTGCTCAAGGTGTGATTGGTAATCAAGGTATTATTGGTAATCAAGGTATTATTGGTAATCAAGGTATTATTGGTAATCAAGGAGATATTGGTAATCAAGGAGATACTGGTGCTCAAGGAGATACTGGTGCTCAAGGAGATACTGGTTCTATTGGTAATCAAGGAGATACTGGTGCTCAAGGTATTATTGGTAATCAAGGTATTATTGGTAATCAAGGAGATACAGGTGCTCAAGGTATTATTGGTAATCAAGGAGATACTGGTGCTCAAGGTATTATAGGTAATCAAGGTATTATTGGTAATCAAGGAGATATAGGTGCTCAAGGAGATACAGGTGCTCAAGGAGATACAGGTGCTCAAGGTGTGATTGGTGCTCAGGGAGATACAGGTGCTATTGGTAACCAAGGTGTTATTGGAGCTCAGGGAGATACAGGAATATCATATAGTAATGCATCCGTATCTTTTTTCACAGATTTAAATGATACATATGGAGGTGGTATATTGAATCCAATGTCTAATTCATTTGATATTGATTTAAATATAGGACCTGTTTATGGTTGGCCAATTTTACCACATGGAACAGGAACATATTATAATATAACTGGTAGATATATTAATGGTGTACCTACATCAACTATTGGTGCGACATATGGAGAATATATACCAGGAACTACTACATCATTATCTGGTGAAATATTAGCAGGTGCTATTAATTATCAAAATAATTCTGGAATAACTCATAATGTATATTTAGCCAATTATGGAAGCGCAAGTACATTTGGACGTATACTAATTGGTACTACAAGTATTTCAACATATGGTTCACTTGAAGTATCCAGTGTAATTGGTAGAGGAATAACAATAGCACCTAGTGATTATATAGGAATATATGTAGAAGACCCAAATGGTGGTGGAAACAATCCACCTGAACTATTAATTGAAGGAACAATATATTTTTCACTTTCGTAATTAATAATGTTTTATTGTAAAATATATATATTATATATTATTAGAGAGTTATTGTTAATTATTTTGAGAATAATTATTACTAGATAAAAAGTATTAAATAGAAGATAATAATTTAATATAATGAAATTATTATATTCAAAAGATATTTGTGGCAATGATATATTACTTGATGAAAGTGGTAAACATCAAGTTATGATGGAATGGGAAAAACCATATATGGAATATTCTATTGATATGTTAAAACCATTTGGAAGAGTACTAGAAATAGGATTTGGAATGGGATATTCGGCAACAAAATTATGTGAATTTAATGAAGTAACTGAATATAATGTGGTAGAATGTAGTCCAGTTGTTTGGAATAAATTTGAGTTATGGAAAAATGAAACATTAAAAAAAAGACCAGAATTAAAAATTGAATTAATAAAAGGTAGATGGGAAGACGTATTATCTAAAGAAACCAATGGTTCGTATGATAGTATTTATTTTGACGATTATAATGGAGAAGCTATACATGAATCAGCTACTAGATTTCCTAGATTTTTTTGTAAAATGATAAAAGACCATGTTAAAAAAGGTTCAAAAATATGTGCTTATAGTACTACAACTCATAATAAGTTTGATATAACAGGTATACGTTACGAATTGTTTGAATATAATATAGATATTCCTGAATATTGTAAATATGCAAAAGGGGATAAGATGTATGTACCAATATGGAATATAGAACACGAAATTAGTGTAGAAGAACAAGAAAAAATATTAAACCCATTAAATCCTACACAAGAAAAATTCAAAGAACAAGCATTAAAAGCAAAAGAGTATTATAATAGACCAAAAACAATATACTGTAATTTAATGGTGATAGATAATTTCTACAAAAACGCGAAAGAAACACGCGATTATATATTGACACAAGAATTCAAGGTTCGTGGAAATTATCCTGGACAAAGAACCACATCAAAGGCAAATATTCATTTAAAGGAAATGATTGAAGGATATATTCATCATTTTGCTGGGAAGATTATTGATTGGCCAATGAGTAATGATACATATAATGGTTCATTTCAATATACAACAAGCCGTGATCGTAGTTGGATACATAATGATGGATGGAATAATTGGGCAGGTGTATTATATTTGACACCAAATGCACCAGTTACTTCAGGGACAGGTATCTTTCGTTTTAAAGACGGAACAAGAACTGTACATGAAGCTGAAGCACGTGGAAATAAAAAAATATTGGATGAAAATTCACAAGATTATACTAACTGGGAATTGGTTGATAGAGTTGGTAATGTGTTTAATCGTCTTGTTTTATTTAATTCAAAACAATATCATGCTAGTCTAGATTATTTTGGAACAAATAAAGAAAATGGACGGCTATTTCAGGTTTTCTTCTTCTCTACAGAGAGATAATGAATAAATAATAATTAATTTATCTTTTAATTATTATTATTATTATTATTTATTTAATATGGTATTTAATATTGATTTATTAAAAAAATCATTATATTCTAATTGATTTAATTTTGGATATTTATTAACAAATTCTTCATCTAATTTATAACTAGTTTCTGATAATATATTGAAACCTGCTTCTAATAATCTATCACACCGAATATGTTCGAAAATATTAATTGCCATATAATTATATTCAGCATGAATATTTAATATACATTTACATTTTGCTAATTCAATATCACGTATATTCCCCCATCCTATAATTTGATTAACTTTAAAATTTTTATTAATATATTCTATTACAAGTTTTCTTCGTGGATGTAATATTTTATTGTCTTCATATGAACCAGAACCACAAATAATACCAAAATCGTATTCTTTTTTTGTATTTTTATTTAATCCAGTTAATGAATTAATCTCATTTTCATTACATTTATATGGTAAATACTGTTTTTCTATAATATCGATATCATTTTCAAATAATATTTTTAAATTACTGTTACTATAATCAAAATATTTTATTAATGGATATAAATTCAAAATATTTATAACATTATCTAATCTAAAACGAAGATTTAATGCTTCAGTATTTAAAAACCCAAATTCCGTATTTGGTAATTTAGATATTAATTCACTATCAAATATGTCATATACAAATGTTATTTTAGAAGGTTTATTTATTAAGAGTTCATCTCTATTATTAGTTAAATAAATAAAATAATCAGGAAAAATATGGTTTAAGTTATCAATATATTGTTTGACCATTATACCAAGAAATTGCGAAGAATGATAAAATACCCATTTTTTTTTATTAGATTCTAGCATATTATTCCATTGTATTGCTCTATTTTTCCATGAACATGTCATGGCATATTTTTTACCATTTTCTCTCAATAGTGTTTTTTTTTCGGTTGTTAAAGCTAGAATAGTTTCTAATTCTTCACCTTGTTTTACATGTATTCCATAATTTCCTATTGTATCATTTAACCCAGCATTAGGATAATATATACAGATTACCTGACTCATTAACATTTCTAGTCCAGTAATACATGAGGATTCATCTACAGTATTCGTATATAACCAATATTCAGATTTAGACATTAATTCATATAATTCGTTTGTATTCAATTTACCATGGTGAGTAATCGATTTATTTGTTAATATTATATCATTCATTTTAAAATCTTCATTTGATGATGGAAAATGATGATAAGAACAAATATCTAATGTTGCATCAGGTATAGCAGATAATATATCATTCCACATATTCAATAAAATGGATAATCCACGGTCACTACAAGACGACCATATAAATTTATTTGGTATTTTATTGTTATTATAATTAAAGTCATTTATTTGAATACCATTATTTATAATTCCTATTTTATTTTTTATAGATGGATAAATTCTTGATAATTTATTTTTATGCCACTCAGTTAGTCCAATTAATCCAGTAATATTTTTATTATATTTTATTAGTATATTGTTAATATTATATCTATCTTCATGACTATTATTCCAAACACGATTTATTAAACCATGACTATCGTGACTACATATATATAAATTTTTACAAGAATAAAATGGATAATCTTCAAAGAAACAAAGAAATCTGGATATTATAATTGTATGAAATGTTTGTGTATTTAATAATATATGTAGTTTGGATACATTTATATATTCAACATTATCAACTATTTCATCATTAACATCTCCACATATAATAACTTTATATTTGGATGATAATTCTTTAGCTAGATATGCCATTGCTTTTTCTGAACCTCCAATAGAATTATTTTGTAAATACGTATAATTCCATAATGTATTAGAAAATCCAGTATAAATTAAAATTGTATTATTGTCGTTATTTGTATTATTGTCGTTATTTGTATTATTGTCGTTATTTGTATTATTCTCACAATTATTATATATATCAGCTGTATGTAACATATTTGTTTTATAAAACAACTCATCATATAGAGGAGTATTATCAATTGTAAAATCTTCATTCATTTCTTCTGTTTGTCCATTATTTGTATTTATATATTCTATAAAATTATTAAATTGTGTATCTAGTATGGTATAATCTATAATTTCATCATCAATATATTCATAATCATATACTTTAAAATAATGTTCCATATTTTCTTGTGTTCCATTTAATCTTTCTTTCACAGCACCAAAATTATTGTATAGAAGCGGCAATCCAGAATTTATTATTTTTGTAAGTAAATAACTATATGTTTCTGCCCACTCATTTAATAATAGAAATCCATTAATATTATATTTTCTTATATAATCATAAAATTCATTTTCTTTATAATAAGGAATATTTTGTCCTACTATTTTAAATTGAATAGTGTTAGATTCAAAATTATCTTTTAAATAATTAACATACATTTCACCTTTAAATTTACAGAGAGGAGAGAAAATACCTATATTAATACATTCATCTTTAATTTCAGGAATATTCTTAATTTCACATCTAATTTTATAATCATTTGGGTAAAATACGATAAAATTAGATGTGTTAAAATACTTTGAATATACATTATAAGTGAATTGTGAATTAAAAATTACTTTATCTGATAAAGATAATAGTTGTTTTATATTATCTGATACGTTAATATCATTTTTTAAATAAGCAGATGGTATGTCATATGTATATTGATGTTGTTCTTGACAAAGCCAAATAAAATCATGTATAGATATTGTTATTTTATAGGAATATTTATTATACAAATTAATGATATCATTAATTTCAATATCACAATTCAATAAATTTTGTATAAATAATATATCATTTTTGCTATAATTATTGTTATATAACATTTCTTTGTTTTTTATATAAATATATTCATAATTATTGTACAATTTTATAATATCATTAACATATTTATCAACACCTCCTTTAGTATTATTATGAATAATAAAAATTCTATTTTTTGTTATAATTGTATTTTCATAATTTTCATAATTTTCATAATTTTCATGATTATTTTGTATAATTTCATAGTGACAATTATCGTTTTTATATAACATTTTAAAATAATTTACGAGTTCTTCATTAGAGCAATCTAAGTAAGAATAACATTTCATTTTATCAAATCCCAACGATTCCAATTTATTTTGTAAAATTTCGAGTGATAGTGTATTGCTTAAAAATAAAAAATCATTTCTCTCATTTTTGTATAATTCTTTAATTCTTATATTGTCAATAGCATCATTAATAATACAATATTGGTTATCATAATCCAAATTAATTCTAGAGTTCATTTTTTTATGCTGATAGTGCGCTTCTCTTTTCCAAATACGTGAATGATTATTAATATATTGTTCATCTTCATAAGCATCTAATTTTTTCATTTTATCATGAACTTGATATTTATTGTAAAACATGGGACTAATATATTTAGGACCAATACGATTAATTTCTGAATTTCTGATATTAGAAAAATTATTACCTTCATTATTCATGTATTGAATGTATTGTGCTTTATTATTTTTAACAACCTTATATTTACTACAACATGTTCTAAGAATAATTTCATAATCATCACATATAGGCAAAAACTCGGAATAACTTTCAAGTTCCATTAAAACAGAACGTTTCCAAATACGAGGATGATTTGGCAAACAAACCAAATGACTTAATGTAATATTATTAATATTTGGAGTATTATAAACATATACCCATTTACCATTATTTTTTTCAGTATAATATCCACCATAGCCTTTACTAATAAAATCGCCATATCTACAGTTTGTTCCATCTCTATATAAATGAATAGTATCTGCATATATAAAACCAATTTGGGAGTCTGATTTAAAAATATTATAAGAATCCATTAAACAATTATTGAATATTTCATCATCATGGTCCATTTCTAATACATATTTACCACGACATAATGATATAGCTTCATTTTTAACATTTCCGATATTTCCACTATTTTTATCTCTCTTATATAATCTAACACGATTATCATGTGATAATGTTTCTTTAAGAAAAACAAAATGAGTATCTTCAGGCGTATCATCGATAATAACCCATTCCCAATCTTTTAATGATTGTTTTTTAATCGACTCATAAGCAGTATTTATATAATCATAACTTTTAAAACATGTAGTAAATAAAGAGAATATAGGTCTTGTTTGTTCTCTATTATCAATAACATTTGTTATATAACAATAATTTACATTATAATTAAATTCATCAATATTAGATATATCTGATTTATGAAACCATCTACTAGAAAAACGAGATGGTATATTTGATGAAATATAATCATATTCTTCATAATAATCGCCATATGTAACTAATAAATGATAATTAGGATTATATAATTTATTCAAATCATTGATATCATTTGTAATTTGAATAGAACACATAAGTGAATCTCTATTATTTTCTATAAAATTGTCAATTTGAGAATAATTATTATGTCGAAACAATATAACTAATGGATATTTAGAAGTAGACATTTCTATAATTAATAGAGTAATAATTGTTTATATATTAATTTATTAATTATATTAGAATAAAAAAAGATATATACTATATAGAATGTCATTTACTAGATTTCATGATGACCCTTGTAGAATAAAAAAACAATTACAAGAAATCACTGGTCCTGGTCGTTATATGATTAATAAACCAGGATGGGGTGATAAACCATGTTATATGTCAGACCCTTATATGAGAATACAAGAATGGGGAGGTAATTTACGAACAAATACTACTAATCTTGAAAGTGATTTAATGGGGTTAACAAGAACATTAACAAAAGATTGTGATAAAAATAACTATAAAACAGAAGCTGTAAAATCTAACGCAATAACATATTCTACATGTTCAACTATTACGGACCAATCACGTGTTACTGACCCTGCTTGGATGTATAGAGATTTAGAACAAGTGAAATGGGACATACTACCTTTAAATCCTCAAGAAAATACTTGTAAACCATTTCAAAATAATTTAAATACTAGACTTTTAGAAAAAGATTATTTTGTTGCGGATGTTCCATGTATTCCTAGTAATAATGGAAGTGTATTATTATCTAGTAGTGCTTTTAGTGGATTTGGTAATAATATAAATGTAAATAATTGTACAAAGACACAAACTTGTGGAGAAATAACACAAAAATAATATGTTATGTAATATTTTTATAATAAATATATAACATATATATAAATGGAGTTAGCCATACCACTAGTTGCATTAGGAGCATTATATGTAGGCTCTAATCAAGGAAATAAAAAAGAAGGATATGAAAGTATGGGGAAACAGGTGAATGCATTACCAAATAATAATGTACCCCCTGTAAATTATCCAGTATTAAAAAAAGTTAAGGATACTAATGTTAATAAATATAATGACCCAAATACAGTAACAGATAAATATTTTAATCCATCTATATACGAAAAATACAAAAATGGACCAGACCGATTCGGAGATACATCAAAAACAAATGATTTTAAAAGTATTACTGGTAATAGTGTAAATAAAGATGATTTTAAACACAATAATATGGTTCCTTTTTTTAAAGGTAAGAATTATGGAAGTACGAATAGTCCAAATATTGCTGAACCCATTTTAGACAATTTGAATGGTACAGGCAGTCAAAGAATAAATAAACAAGAACAAGCACCATTATTTGCTCCACAAAAAGATGTCAGATATGCAAATGGAGCTCCAAATCAAAGTGATTTTTATCAATCCAGAGTTATACCAGGAAGTAAAATGTCAAATGTTAAATTATGGAATGAAGAAAAAGTGGGTCCTGCTTTAGATGCTGGGTATAATACTGAAGGAGAATTAGGATATAATTCTGGAATGGCAGCCAGAGAGAAATGGGTCGATAGAAATGTCGACCAACTTCGTGTAGAAACAAATCCAAAAATAACATATAGTTTAGCAAATCACGAAGGTCCAGCTAATTATTTTAATAATGCTCCCGCAACTGTAGAGACGCAAGGTAAAGTTGAAAAATATCTACCTGATAAATATTTTGTTAATACTCCTGATAGATGGTTAACAACCACTGGTTTAGAGAAAGCTCAAACTGTAAGATCAATTGAAGTAGCCAAAGATGTTAATAGAGCTACGACTGGTAGAGAATATTTCGGTGCTGATTCGAATAGCGATGGTACAAAAATGTATACTCCGGGCGAATATGAACAACCTAAAAGACCTCAATTAGAAGCAAACGCAATTACTAATCCGAATAGAGTAGGTAGTGGTGCTGCGTCTTCTAATGACTACGGAATACATGGATATAAATCACTTCCTAATAATAGAACTACAACAAAACAAGATTCTGAGTTTGGTATTGTCGGTGGATTTATGAAAGCAGCAGTTGCTCCTTTATTAGATATATTAAGACCATCTAGAAAAGAAAATGTAATTGGTAATATAAATCCATCTGGTAATGTTCAATCACATGTTGCTGCTGCTCGTGTTTGGAATCCTGCTGATAGAGCACCTACTACTATAAAAGAAACAACTGTTGGACTATTAGATAATAACCATTTAAATGTGGAAGGTCAAAAAGATGGCGCTTATATTGTAAGTGAACAACAATCAACTGACCAAGAAAGAGATACTACAAATTGTGAATATTATGGAGATGGTGGTAATAGTACTGGTGTTGCTTTATATAATGCCGCTTATAATCAACGTAATAATGTTAATAAAACACATAAAAATAGAGCAAATCAAGGGGGTATGTCTATGTTAAACCATGAACAAAGTGTTCAAATTGATAAAAACGACCAAGATAGATATAACAATAGATTATGGGTTAGAAATGGTGGAAACGGTGGAGTAATACCTTCTGTCGAAACACATGGAAAAGTAAATGTTCCTCAATCTTATGATAATTGTCAAAATTGTGATAGAATTAATCCTGATATCTTAACAGCATTTAAAGAAAATCCATATACTAAAAGTTTAAGTAGTTATTAATTTTAGTAATTATATATATTATAATAATTAGTTAAAAAGTAATTAATTATTAATAATAATAACAATGTCATTAAAAATACATACAAATATAATTGATAAATTAGATAATTATATAGAAAATAAGAAAATTCCAAATATTATTTTTCATGGAGAAACTGGCTCGGGTAAAAAAACCATATTAATTGATTTTTTAAAAAAAGTTTATAAGAATGATAATGATAATTTTAAAAAATATATAATGAAAGTTAATTGTGCTCATGGTAAGGGAATTAAATTTATAAGAGAAGAACTCAAATTTTTTGCTAGAAGTAATATAAATATACAAGAAGGTTCTATATTTAAAAGTATTATATTATTAAATGCTGATAAATTAACAAATGATGCTCAATCAGCCCTAAGAAGATGTATCGAATTATTTAGTCATTCAACTAGATTTTTTATAATTGTTGACGATAAATATAAATTATTAAAACCTATATTATCTAGATTTTGTGAAATATTTATTCCACGACCAATTATTAATAATAATGAAATAAACCTTCATGAATATAATTTAAATTTAACGTTTAATAGTACAAAACTAAATAAGGATAAAAAAACTAAATTTAAAATTTTCTTCGATAAAATAAAACATGAAGATTCGTATGTAATAAGTGAATTGTTATATGAAAAAGGTTATTCAGCATTAGATATTGTAGAATATATTAAAAATACTCATATTGATGAAATAAAAAAATTCGAATATTTAGTGTATATTCAAAAAATAAAAAAAGAATTTAGAGAAGAAAAATTATTGATGACATGTATACTTCATTTCTTATTAAAGCGTTCGGATTACAAATTAGAAAATATCACATTTATGTAAATGGACGATTATTCTATATCTAGCCTTCAAGAATCACGAAATGAATGGTGTTCTAGACTTATTAATATACTAACTCCTTTAGTAATAGAAGGTTTTAAATCTATTTTTGAAGAATCGTGGAAATTATGTGAAGAAAACCAAGAATTAGATAAATATCTTATGACTTTTCAAAATTTTTTAATGAGGATTCCAAAATGGAACCATAATATTATAACAGAAGAAACAAATAGAATTGTTGAAAAAAGTAATTGTGGATATTTAAATGATTTAATTAGTTGTGTTCATATCATACAATTAAAAAGTCTAACTTGTATGAGAGTTGGAAATAAACAAAAAAAAATAGATATTAATGTTCCTTCATTAGACCAATTTATTCACAACGTCTATATTAATAGTGCTAGAAAATTGTATACAAATATTTATTTATTTGAAAAAAATATTTCTCCACTAGAAATTCAAAAACATAAGAGAGAAATTGAATTAATTATTAAAGAACAAATATTAAATTCGATTCGAGATAATATTCCTGTAGAAAATATATTAAAAGTATATTTAGATGAAACTATTGAAGATGATATACAAGTAGAAGAAACAGAAGAAATTATTTCTACAGAACCAGTTGAAGAAGATGAACCTGAACCTGAACCGGAACCGGAACCGGAACCGGAACCGGAACCTGAAATCAATAATACTGATACAATACATGAAGAAATGTCTCTAGAAATTCCTCTTTTAGAAAAAGAAGATACTAATAATAATAGTAATAATAGTAATACTATACAATTCGACGATATTGATAGAGCTGTTGACTTAAATAATAAAATAGAAGAAATTCTTGCGCCAAAAACTGAGGAAAGACTACAACAAATTAGCAATGATAGAAATGAAGCCAGAAAAATAGAAGAATTGGAAGATGACGATTATGAAAATGATACAATTACTATTGGAGATAAAATTGATTTATCAGAACTAGACGTTCATACTTTAGATAACCCAAAACAATTAAATAAAGTTCCTATCGGATTAGAAGAAATTCAAATATTAACATAATTCATATAATTAACATAATTCGTTAAAATTTAATTAACTTTATTTATACATATTTAAAATGCAAGATATATTCATATACTCTTTAGCCATATGTACGGTGTTTTTTTTATATAAATTTCTAGAAATGAAATTTGTTCCTGAAGAAGAAAGGAAACCATTGAATGTTATTGTAAAGGAAACCTTAATTGTATATTTTGTATCAGTAATTGGTATTTATATATATTCTCAATTTGATAACTATAAAATATCTACTTCAAAATCTACCATGGCTTTTGTAGATAATCCAGCATTTTAATCCGTTTTATTTTTTGTGAAAAGATACAAAAATATAATAATTAAAAATTATTATTATATTTCTTATTTCTTATTTCTTATTTCTTATATCAAAACTGGATATTTATCAATATTCATAATATGTTTATTTTTATTTATTTTATTTTTACTTATAACATAATCTTTAAAAATTTCATTTTCCAACTGTTTACAAGGTATAGCGTTATGAATCGTTCTTGCTATCATTTTATATAACTTAAATTCTGGATATCGCTCTTCACCGTCTGTTTTATATAATATATTTCTACCTTTATCATCCATTAACCATTCATTTATCAATTTAGCTATTTTATTTTTCTTAATAATACGTTCAGCTTCATATAAATCTTCAATAAAATGGTCATATATACAACATGCTAACCTACATAAATCAAAACTAGGATTTGGCTCTAATCTAGGTTTTTTTTCATTAAAATATGGTTCACAATTATATTGTGATGCTGCATCTCCTTTAAAATGAAAACTATCACTACACATTATTTGTCCATTAAATTTATATATAGCTCTTCCAAAATCTATTAATTTATATATTTTTCCAAATGTGGGAACTTTATAATAATTATTATTATAGTGATAATAAATAAAACTTTTATCTGTATTTACAAACATAATATTGTTTGTATGAAGATCATTATGTGTAAATGAAAACATTTTTTGATAAGTTACGAGAGACATTATTATTTGAAACAAACAAGAAATCCATTCTTTATTATTAAGTAAATTGTTTTCCATTAAATAATCTAATGTATTATCGCATTTTTCTAGACAAATCATTTGAATTGGAAAATCATTTATTGAACAAGTAATATTTTCTTCTGATTCTGACCCCGAATATGACACTGAATCTGTTCCTGAATCTGAACATGAACTATCTAGTTCATCATTTGAATCACTATAACATGTATTTGATGATTTTGAACTACATGAAGAATCAGAATCAGAATCAGAATTAGAATTAGAATTAGAATCAGAATTAGAATCAGAATCAGAATTAGAATCATCTTTCTTTTTTAGAGAATGTTTATATATACATAAATCATTTAAGTTTTCATCTAGGGATTCATTTAAGTGTTCATTTAGGGGGTCAGTTAAGTTTTTATCTTGTGAAAATGTTTGATTTTCAGTGTTACCAGTTTCATTACCAAAAATTTTAAAATTATCATCGTTAAAATCTTCTATTTTTAGATCATGTATATTTTCACCAATAACCAATTTTTTTTTATTTGTTCTTGAGTGTATATTAAAAAAATTATCATAATCATTTGTTTCTACATTGAAAAATATATTTTTCTTTTCATGAAAAAAATCACTTTCATTTAAATAATCTAAATCATCTGCTATATTATATAAAAAATTCTCTTGGGTTCCTATAAAAGCACCATAATAATCTATACTATTTATAAAATTATATTCATGAAGCAACTGACTTGACAAATATGTAAAAAAACCATCTACATAAGCACTATTATTTTTATCCAATAATTTATGAAATTTATTTTTTTTTTCAAAAGTTGGCAATTCTATTGAATAGTTTTCTGATAAATCATATTTTCCTGTTAAAAACTTCAACGGGTCGAGTAATGGAGAGAATTTACAAAAAATTTCTTTTTCTAATAATACATCTGAATTATCTCTTATTTCTACATTTAATGTGTTTTTGGTTATTTCATTGTTAATTTTATTCAGATAGTATTTTTGGTTTAAATTAATATTATTAAAATTTACTGAATTCAGTGAAAAAAATTTTTCATATAATGGAACATAATTCTGTAAATTGCTAATACCTAAATTAGTTGATTCTTCTAAAGCACGAAACACATCCTCATTTTTTGTTTTTCGATAATACAAAGAAAAGTTCATTCTTTATTATTCTTATAATAAATATAATAATTAATTTTAACTTATTTTAGCGTATTTTAATTTATTTTTTAATATGTATTTTTTATAAATAAAGAATGAGTTTAGATTTAAGTAAGTTTGATATGAAAAATATTAGGTTTCGTTCTGATGAAAATAGCGGTCCAGTTGTTGTATTAATTGGTAGAAGAGATACCGGTAAAAGTTTTCTTGTGAGAGATTTACTCTATTATCATCAAGATATTCCAATTGGTACAGTTATATCAGGAACTGAAGCTGGTAATGGATTCTTTTCAGCACATGTTCCAAAATTATTTATTCATGATGAATATAAAACTGCTATTATAGAAAATATATTAAAAAGACAAAGGACCGTAATGAAGCAAATGAGAAAAGAAATGGATGCGTATAAGAAAACAAATATCGACCCGAGAGCATTTGTCATTTTAGATGATTGTCTATATGATAATAAATGGACAAAAGATAAAATGATGAGACTCCTGTTCATGAACGGTCGTCATTGGAAGGTCATGTTAATTATTACAATGCAATATCCATTAGGTATTCCTCCTAATTTAAGAACTAATATTGATTATGTTTTTATATTACGTGAACCCTATCTTTCCAATAGAAAAAGAATCTGGGAAAATTATGCTGGTATGTTTCCTACATTTGAATCATTCTGTCAGGTTATGGACCAATGTACAGAAGATTATGAGTGTTTAGTTATAAATAATAATGCCAAAACTAATAAATTACAAGAACAAATTTTTTGGTATAAGGCACAAAATCATAGTAATTTTAAATTGGGTTCAAAAGAATTTTGGGAATTATCTAAAAATATTAATAGTGATGATGAAGAAGATGACATATATGACCCTAATAGTGCTCAAAAACGCGGTGCTGGTCCAAAAATTAATGTTCGAAAAAATAAATGGTAATTAAATATTTGGATTAAATCATTGAATTAAATCTACATAAAATAATAAATAATATTAATAGCAATTAGGAATTAGCAATCGTGTAAAATAAATAATTTATAATAATTTAAAACTATTTGATAATTTTAAATTATATGAAACATGAAAATATCGAATCAAAATTATTATCTAATAAAATAGATAATGATAATT